GACCAAGATGGTGATAGGTGGCATGTAGATGAATATGGTGATAGGGCATATATGTGGGAGTATACTTAATGGACTTAGATAAACAAATTAATCTAGGACACTTATTGCTTACGGATAGAAAATGCAGAATATGTGGGGAAGAAAAAAATTTAATAGATTGCTTTTACAGAACTAGAAAAGATAGGGGACCTGTAGCTTCTTCTTATTCTTATGAGTGCAAAGATTGCACTATCAAAAGGATAGTAACAAATAAAATGACAAGTAAAGTACTTGATAGATGGGAATATCCTGACTGGTAAGCATTCACGTCTTGTTTCCGCCCACGTAAAGTGACTTTTTAATAAATAATTTTTAGTTAATCTGAGATACGGAGAAAAACATGTCAACTCCTCAATTATCTCCAGGCGTACTCGTCAGAGAGGTTGATTTAACAGTAGGAAGAGCTGATAATGTACTGGACAATATTGGGGCAATTGCAGCTCCCTTCCCACAAGGTCCAGTTGATGATCCTATCGACATCCCAACAGAAAAAGATTTAATCAGTGTTTTTGGAAAACCACTTTCCTTAGACGGACAATATGAGTATTGGATGACCGCTTCGGCTTTCCTTTCTTACGGTGGCGTAATGAAGGTCGTAAGAACGGATGGAGAATCACTTGTAAGTGCAAACGCAAGAAGAATCAGAAGTGGTGAAATTGTTGACACCACCCTTGTTAGTACTGCAAGCACTCTAAGAACACCCGGTACTTATGTTGTAAGAAATGTTGGTTTATCTACCGGATATACCACCACAGACGCAGATGGAACTGGCGCAATTTTCACAATTACTGTTGCTGATAATGGAGCAGGTTTAGGTTCAACTGTTACTGTTGCAGTTACGAATGGTGGCAATGGTTTTGATGAAAATGAAACCATTACTGTTCTACCAACCGTTGTCGGCTTAGGTACAACATCTACTATTGGTTTTGGTGTTACATTCACAATCTCAGACATCTACACCACTAACGGAATTTCTACAGTTGGTGAAGCTTCGCTAAAAATTAAAAACTTTGATGATTATAACCTAAATTATGCGGATGATATTGCTGGATATATGTTTGCTGCCAAGAACCCCGGTTCTTGGTCAAATAATCTGAAGGTTTGTATTATTGATGATAAAGCAGACCAAATCATTAGCATTAACTCAGCAGCATTTAATACTCTCGCCGCAAGAGCTGATAATGGAGTTGGTCTTGGAGTTACTGTTTCTCTAGAAAATGTAACTTATACTTTACCAACAGGTGTCAATACTTCATTCACCGGTTACATTAAAGGTATTGTAACTGGAGTAAGAGATGATTCTGTTGATGTAAAGATTGTCTCCAGGGTTGCAATTTCAACAACTGTAGACGAACATATTACATATAAAGCAAAGAACAGAGCATTCTCCATTAGACCATCTTCGGCTTCAAGTGGAATTACAACTGTTAATTTCATAGACGATTCAGTTGGTTTAGTTACTTCATACACACTTCCAATTGGAGGAAGTCTTGTTAAGGATTGGTATGATGAGCAAAAACTAGATCTAGTTAATGCTGATATTTTCTGGAGATCCATTGCACCAAAACCAATCACTAATAGATACGTTTTGGATAGAAATGGTAAGAATGATTGTATTCACGTTGCAGTTATTGACGATACTGGAGACGTTACTGGAATTCAGGGTAATCTTCTAGAAAAGTTCCTCAACCTTTCTAAGGCAACCGACGCAATTTCTGCAGTAAATCCAGGCACAAGAATTTGGTACAAAGAGTACCTTGCCCAGTTCTCGCAATACATCTATGCTGGAGATAATCCTTCTGACAACGAAAATAATGAAGAGGTATTCCAAACAGGATTCTCAGATTCATTCACTACAAACACTGTAGCAGAAGGACTCTGGAATGAAGTATCACAAGATAAAACTTTCAGTGCAATTGGTAATGCCCAGTACGTTTTACAGGGCGGTAAGGATTATGGAGATCCTGATGCAGAACCAGGTGAAACTGGAACAATGACTGCAGAACTTGGAGATCTTATTACTTCTTACGATTTGTTTGCAAATAGAGATGAAATTGAAGTTGATTACTTACTAATGGGTCCCGGACTTGCAGATAAGTTTGAATCTCAAGCAAAGGCAGCACACCTAATTTCTATCGCAGAAAGCAGAAAGGATTGCATCGCAACACTTTCTCCACATAGAGGAGACGTTGTATCAGAACCAGAATTTGGAACTGGACTTAGACAGTATCTAACTGCAGACCAAATTACTGATAATATCATCGCCTTCTACTCGTTCCTCCCATCATCTTCTTATGCAGTATTTGATACTGGATATAAGTACACCTTTGATAGATTCAACAATAAGTTCCGCTACATTCCAACCAATGGAGACGTTGCTGGACTGTGCGTAAGAACTAGTATCCAGGCATATCCTTGGTTCTCTCCTGCTGGACAACAAAGAGGAATCTTAAATAATGCAATTAAACTTGCTTATAGTCCAAATAAAGCACAAAGAGATCAACTTTATCCACAGAGAATTAATTCAATTGTTGCTCAACCAGGAATTGGAATTCTTCTCTTCGGTGATAAGACTGCCCTAGGATATGCATCGGCATTTGATAGAATTAACGTTCGTCGTCTATTCTTAACTGTCGAGCAAGCTCTAAGAAAACCAGCAGAAGCTCAACTCTTCGAACTGAACGATGAGATTACAAGAGCGAACTTCAGAAACATTGTTGAACCATACCTCCGTGATGTTCAGGCAAAACGTGGTCTGTATGGATTCCTAGTTGTTTGTGATGCTTCAAATAACACACCTGATGTTATTGATAATAATGAGTTTAGAGCTGACATCTTCCTGAAGCCTGCCAAGTCTATCAACTACGTAACTCTAACATTTGTTGCAACCAGAACTGGTGTTTCATTTGAAGAAGTTGTTGGAACTGTTTGATTTAATTAAAACCAAAAAAAGGAGGAACTAACAATGGCAGAATCAACTATCCAAAAATTTAAATCAACACTGATTGGCGGCGGGGCCCGCCCCAATCTATTTGAAGTTCGTATTCCTGGTGCTATTCCTGGAGGTGGAACTCTCGGAGAAACCTTTGAAATTCTGTGTAAGGCTTCACAACTTCCAGCATCAAACATTGGTATGATTGATGTTCCTTTCAGAGGAAGAAACTTTAAAGTTGCTGGCGACAGAACATTTGATGAGTGGTCAGTAACCGTCATCAATGATGAAAACTTCAGCATCAGAAGAGTCTTTGAAGACTGGATGAATTACATCGGTCAATACCAAGATTCCAGTGGAGCAACTGAACCAAATAGTTACATGGTTGATGCTTACGTCAAGCAATTGACCAGACTGCCCTCAAACATCAGAACAACTGGTGCCGATGCAGGAACTGGTCAAGGACTAAGCACAAATAATGCTGCTGTTTCTCAGGAAACAATTTACAAATTCCATGACATTTTCCCAACTTCAATTAGCGCAATCGATTTGAGTTACGATTCTTCAAACGTACTTGAAGAGTTTACTGTTTCCTTCCAAGTTCAATACTGGACACCTGCTCAAAGAGGCGAGTTGGGAGAATAATAAATACTATTATTCAACAGATAAGTTTAAAAATAAATTATGGCAAAACTATTTGGTTTTTCAATTGATGATAATGGTGAATTATCAAAAACTTCGGTTTCCCCCGTTCCACCTAACAAGGAGGACGGGGTTGACCATTATTTGACCAGTGGATTTTTTGGTTCATATGTAGATATTGAGGGTGTCTATAGAACAGAATTCGATCTTATCAAAAGATACCGCGAGATGGCACTTCACCCAGAGTGCGATAGTGCGATTGAAGATATTGTAAATGAAGCGATCGTATCTGACACTAATGATAGTCCAGTTCAAATTGATTTGGATAATCTTAATGCAAGTGATGGAATTAAAAATAGAATAAGGGAAGAATTTAAATATATCTTAGAGTTATTAGATTTTGATAAGAAAGCACACGAAATTTATAGAAATTGGTACATTGACGGAAGACTTTTTTATCATAAAGTAA